CGACCCGCCGTTTGGCGGGTCGCTGATTCTCTATTAAGGCAGTAATACCTGCCCGATATAGCGATCAACCCTCATAAGAAGGAGAGCAAGAGTCATGCCACCAAGAACAAGATCCGCCTCATCTAGTGTCCAACAAGGATATTGGAGGAGGTTTGGAAGTACATTCTCTGGTGGAGCGATCGTCAGGGAGGTTGAAGCCGTTGATGACCTAGTAGGTCACGGCGACTGCAGCCATTTCCTTGTCAATCGCTGGGAAGCCGACGGCGGAAAAATAAACCAGTCCGTCGACGGTGGCTACTTCGCTGCGTACTTCAGTGATTATATCGCTGATGGTACAGGTGATGGTAGCTTCCCACACTTGACTCCTGTAGGCGAAGTTCCTGTTGCTAATGAGTCCGCAATACGGGCCATTAATCGCACATCACCGAGTCGTCCTTATGTGGACATCCCGGCAAACGTGTTGCAACTAGGTGAACTAACAACGCTTATGCGAGATATGGGAAGAGATTTCCTATCTAACATGAGTCGTCAGCATCTCCGCAACGAGTTCGGCATAAAGCCGATAGTTGGGGATTTGGTCAAGCTACTTCGATTTAATGATCAAGTCGATAGACGTGTTCAAGAGATCGATAAGCTTGTCACCGGTAAAGGTCTTCGCCGAACTGTCGACATCGGTTTTTATGAAGCGAAGGTAAATGATACCTACGTTTTCCAGTCTCAGGGCGCCTTTATAAGCGGCCAGAGATTTGGTCATACTAGACTTGGGATAAGGGCTCATACCCGCTGGAATGCGGAATCGAGTCCTGCTCTTGGGTCACCGAAGTCGGTTCGTGGATTAGCTAGACAGGCAGTCTCCGGGATGACGATTGATTTCGCCACCCTATGGGAGATCTGTCCGTGGTCATGGCTAATTGACTGGGGTTACGACCTTGGGAGTTATCTCAAGGCTAATCGTAACATAGTCCCAGCAACTCTATCACAATGTGTCGTGATGGAGCACACGAAAACGAATTGGGTCTGTCCGGCAACGCCCCCGGGAGATTACGGTCGCTTTATGAGCAACTTTAATTTCTTCAGGGAAACGAAGCGGCGTCTCAATCCGATAATTGCTCCTTCTGCCCACTTCCCGTTCCTTTCGGGAAGCCAAATGGGTATAGTCTCTTCGCTAGCAGTAGCTAAGGGATTTATTCCCGTCCGCTAATGCTCGCTTAGAGCCTACAGGAGTAATCACATGTTCGCAGATCCGCAAACCCTTACCGTCAATGCGGTGGCCAAAAACCTCGTCAAAATCGCGTCTGGAAACGGTACTTCCGAGTACCTGCTTCGTACGTCGACTGACGAATTTCGGCTAAACATCCGGAACACTTCGTACACGGACAAGAAGAGGCTGGTCAAGATTGACCGGCACAATATCGAGTTCGTGCACACCGTGTTTCCGGTGGCGCCTTCCACAGTGGCGATCGTACGCAAAACGTACATCGTCGTCGAGAATCAGCAGGGTGATACCCTCACTGACCCCGTCTATGTGGCGAGCGCACTGTTGACTTGGGCGACTTCGTCGTCCAATGCCAACCTCACCAAACTGATGAACTACGAGAGTTAAGGAACTCGTAGAAGGGTGTGCGTTCTGCGGCTTGGATCACCGTCCTCTTAATGGAGAACATGATGAAAAGCCAAGTGAATGCGATACTCCATGTCTTGCAAGGACTTCGTAAAGATGTTCTTGCAGCATACCCTGATTTAAAGGGCTTCGATCGAGATATCGAGAGAATCGCCCTTTATTGTCAGACTAGAGGTGAAGGGTTCTTTACCCTTGACCTCCCTCATCTTGACTCCCTACTTCTAAGGGGTCTTGAAGATGGCCGTCTTGTACTCGAAGGGCCGCTTTCAACTGCGGTTTCTAAGAGTACCCAAGTGCCGAGATTATTTTCGGGACTTTGGTTACGGGTGTTTGACAAGGGATCATGCTTGAGACAGGATGTCGACATAACAGCTCTGTTCTTTCTGAGGCAACTCTGTTGCCTTGGGAAGAAGTTAGAGGTGGAATGCTCACCTGACAGAATTCAGAACTCTGTCAAGGCGTTTCACGATGTCGAATGGAAACTTAGGAGACCTACTTTGCAGTGGGACTCCAACAGCCTCCCGGACGATCCTGGGCGTCGCAGTCTCCATCTTGGGGACTGTGTTACCCTACTTTCTCAAGAGCTACCTCTATTCCAAAGCCTCAACGAGGCGTCGGAAGAAGAGATTGCGCAAAGGAAAGAAGATCTCCGCCTCCTCGATAGGGTCCAACAAGTTGCGGACCTCATCGTGGTCGATTTCGAGTTATTCAATTCGGTCTCCCTTTCGGGGGAGCTCGAAGAAAAAGGACTCGGAGTCGGTTTCAAGCACGGGAAAGGAGCTGTAGCAGAACGCGTTCACCAGTCAGAGAAATCTAACTGGCGTTCGTGGTCTGATAAGCTTAATACCGTTTTTCCATATGAATCCTGTGGTAGAACTGCAGGATCCCCAATGGATCGGCCCGCTAACCATGAGTTAGCGAGTCGCCTGATGTGTGTGCCTAAGACTGCAAAAGGTCCTAGGTTGATCGCTTCCGAGTCGGCACCACAGATGTGGTGTCAGCAAGGAATATGGAAATGGTTGCAATTGCAACTCAAAATGAGTGTCGCTCGACACTTCATCGATTTCCATGATCAAAGCAAATCAGGAGATTTGGTATTAAAAGCTTCCTTGAATCGAGAACTTGCAACTGTAGATTTGTCAGATGCGAGTGATCGATTGACGTGTTGGACCGTGGAGCGAATATTTAGGACACATGTGTCCTTCCTAAACGCTCTGCACGCCGCACGTACGAGGTACATTAGAGATGAAGTTTCTAATGATGTGGACTTCTTAAGACTTAAGAAGTTCGCCTCGCAAGGTACAGCAGCGACATTTCCGATACAATCGCTCTGCTTCTTGTGTATGGCTCTAGGATCTACGATCATAGGACCAATCACTCGCAGTTCGATAAGGGAAATGCGCAACCGAGTACGCGTATTTGGGGACGATATTATAATCCCCTCATACGGGTATGCGCGACTCTGCCGCGTCATGGACTTACTACAACTGAAAGTTAACGTAGCCAAAAGCTATGTTCACGGACAGTTTCGCGAGTCCTGCGGCGTCGATGGTTACGCGGGTTATGATATAACCCCCGTAAAGCCAAAGACTCTTGTCGCAGACAGCCCGGCATCATGCCAGGCTCTCGTGGACACGTCCAATAACCTCTTTAATAAAGGATTATGGCATGCAAGCGAAAGCCTTAGAGACCTACTACCTCCACGTTTACGACGTGGAATACGGGTCGTGGGTCGACATGAAGCTGGGTTCGCCGGTTTCACCTCTTTTGTTGGAAGCGATGAATCTCATCTTGCGAAAAGATGGAATTCTCGCCTTCATCGGGCAGAGGTCCGAGTTTGGACATTACTTGTCAAAACTCAAAAACGAAACCGACAAGGATTTTCGACATTGCTGGATTTCTTTGCCAGCGTCCACAATCATGAGCATGCTCGGATTGTGTCAATGTGTCGAGAATCCCAGAAAACCAGTATTGGTTTTCTATGGGAGCCCCTTAACCATAGCGCTCGCATACAATCTCCAGATGACTAAGCTACCTTGTGAGTCTTTCTTACCTTCTCCGAAGGTAATGGGACTGACAAACGATAACTGCTATGTCCTTGAAATAGAGGACCTCGCGGGTATCGGGGTAGTCAACCGTTTGGTGATTAATGCATCTGAGCACTATGAAGCTCTCTCCTATTTAGGAAAGGAAGAAGAATCCTATGCGACCAACGAATTGGCGTCACATTATGTGGATACACAGGGGAATTAACCTCTGTGCAGACACTCTTGCGTTGCTGATCCGTCGGCTGCGTAAGTTATTCAACCAGACCTGATAGGTCTTATCCATGGAGAATACCATGTCTAAGAGAATCAATTATAATCACGGTAATCGTCGATACGACGTTAACGAGGACGATGTTCTTCGCATGATCGATAGCCAATATGCTACCGAGGATGTTGTTGAACATTTTCGATTTTGGATGCACCACTATGAAAATGGTGGTTTATCCTTTTCGAAACGTGCTCTCAGTCGTGTTCGTCGCTTTATCGCGATGAATTGATCGAGGCTTCACCTCTTAGTGAGGTGGATTGAGGGTGAGAGACTTTGCGAAAACTACCCCTTCCATAAGGGTAAGGAACCGCGTCTCATGGGGAG